TGCTGCGATAGTTGCAGGGCCAACAAAGTCTGTTTGAGCAGACAAAGTAACAGTCGCAGTTGTAGCGTCTGTCAGGGCTGGGTTAACCAAGATAGCTTCGATTTTACCAATGAAATAGAATTCAGTGTTATCTTTAGCCAAGGTAGAGTCAGCAGCTTCGTCTTGTGTACAAGCAGAGTTAGTCATCAAGAAGCGGAATGCAACCTGTTGACCGATAAGAGCGTGAATTGCTGTCATGTCGTCTGCAATGTAGTTTACAGTGATTTCTAAGTTAGGCGCATCGGCCTGACCTTGAACCTGTGAAGATGTTGCTTGACCGTAAACAGGAACGTTTACGATGTTAGCAGGTGTACCAACAGAAGGGAATTCACGAACAGAAGGCATACGCACATGAGTTGCGTCAGCTGTTCCTGGAGTTCCACCAACAAACAAAGCAGCGAATTCTGCTGATGTGTCGGTTCCTGATGGGATAGTTCCTGTAAAGATGTCAAGGTATGTATAGATACCTGCACCTAATGATGAAATATGTGCCATTTGTTATTCTCCGTATAGCGTAAATGGAATAAAGTATGTCGCTGAATACAGCGATGAATTTGAAGAGTCTAACCCTTCTACGTTCAAATAAGAAGTTCCAAGCCTAGTTTCGTTTGGCAGAACTTTACTATCTAAGTGTGTGTCAAGAATGTCAGAGATAGCCATCAATCTAAGTTGTCCATGTCCTGCAGGAACAAATAATTTAATAGCAATAAGACCACTAATTTGTTTACCACCACCATATGAATGATGTTTACTACTAGAAGGTAAAACATTGAGCATACCATACTCTTCGATACCGTTTAACTTACCCTGATAGTTAGTAGGGAACATTGGTATCTTTGTTGCTTTCCATTCTATTGTAGCAAATACCCCTTCTACGTCTTCTAATAAATCGTCAAATAGTTGTGCCATGTTATCTTTCCTTTACTAATGTTAAATCAATAGCAAAAGAGTTGTCTGAATAGTCAGATATACGATATTTAACTGAATCAACAATTAAGCTGTCATAGACATCCAAGTTTGGACCACTACGCATAATAGCTGTTGTTGTTACAGCGTCAGAGCTAGTGCTGACTTTAGTATCAAGTAATATGATTTCTACTGTTTCTGATTTTGTAGTCGATTGGGTTGCACCTCTACTGAAGTCATACCCTGTAGTTGTTGTATTTGATAGTGTACCTGTCTTAACTAAATCCCCTGCTGCAGCAAAAGCTTTTTCTACTGCACCTTTGATTTTAGCGTTTAAGGACATTAATTAGCCCTCCACCACATGCCACCTATGCCACCAGAACGTCCACGATGGATTAGTTCTTTAATTGGTCTCATAGCTTCAGCTGGTTTCTTAGGTATTCTTTGTACGTCACCGTTTGAATCAGACAACGAGATTGAACCAATAGAGATAGACTCATAGGTTTGAGTTTGCCCTAATAGAACATCCTCGTTGTTGATTAGATGTAAAGCCTGTTCGTAAACAGCAATTTTAACTTGCTCAGGCACAACCGTATCTGCAATAGTCATCTGTTGACCCATTTTGTTTGAGTAATAGATAACATTCTTGCGAGGCCATGCCAAGGCTTGGGAGGAACTAACAGCAGAACCGAGCCATGCATTTTCATCAACCATCAATGTGGCTGTTACTAATGCTTGTTCTTTAACATCGGTGATTGCACTAAACCAATTCGCACTATCAATACGTGTGTCAAAGTACTCGTTAGCATCTGCTATAGAGACGTAAGAGTTTGTATTAACTACCAGTGCCATTAGTTCTCTCCTTTAATATTAAGCGTGGAAGATAGGCAAGATGCCCAAGTTCAATGCGTCCATTTTACGTGCATAAGAAGCAGCAGCGCCCAAAGTTGTGTTTGTAGCGAATGCGTTAGTTGCACCAGCCCAGTCGTAACCCATTGGGTGCATTGCATAGCCCCAGCGATACCAAACGTTAGTTGAACCACCACCAGTGTAAGAAGCCGCATTACGGTCTACTTCAACAGGCATTGGAACAGGCATAGAAGCAGCAGCTACAGAACCTGGTTTGATAACGAAAGAACACTTAGCTGATTGTGCGTTCAAGTCGCCAGCAGCAGCACCAGAAATCATTTGGTTTGCACGAGTCATAATCAAGCGGAATTTTCCAGCAAAGATTGTGTTGAACTCAAGGTTTCCGTCAGTTACGAGTGTTTCGTCAATGAGGTTAGCTGCACGCATTTCAGCCATAACTACTGGTGAAGTTACGAGATACATGAAGTCTGGCTCATAGTCTTTGAATGCTGCGCCGATTGAACGGAACAAACGCTC